GGGAGCGTCAAAAGCATCACCTCGTCCAAAAAGATCATCTCTTGCAGCGTTAAAATCTACACCTTGAACGTTTGGAATAACTGGGACCGGCAGTTGATAATATGGTGTGCCAAATTGCGTCCACCTTACCCTATTCGGGTAATTTAAAATTCCCGAATCATTGCCTTCCCAAGTATTTAAAAATAATAAATAACCCTTGTAAGCAAACATCAAAAGGCATCCGGCCAATGCATTATCTGGATTAAGAGGAGGATTGTAATTAACCCAAGTATTGCCCACGCCTGTAGTTGCATAGAATCTAATTCCATCTTGACCTATGGCTTGTCTTGTGGTTGAAAGAGCCATTCCCGTTCCAGCTGCTCCATCGGTAAAAGGCCCTAAACCGTCTGTTGATTGAACTGTAAACGGATTTCCGGCTATTGTAACAACTGCTTGCCGTAAATTATTTGGAGAAGCAGCGCCTGTCACATTTATAAAATATATTACATCTCCAACTTCAAAATTATTTCCTGCAGCTGTGACTTGAACTGTCCATGGTCCTGAACCGGCTTGATTTTCAAAAAGAGTGACAGCAAAACCATTTAATCCAGGATTATTATTAGTGACCCAGAAAGCATTCGCATAATTTATGCTATAAAAAAATTGATAGTCTTCGCCGCTCCACACTACATCCATTTCAGAAAACAAAGGAATAAAATTAGTTCCATTAAATACATAAGATTCAGTTGTGTCAAAAGCTATAAGATCCTCTTGATCTACGGCAAAAAGCTCTCTAGTTCTTAACCCCATTACAGGCGTTCCATTTCCTAGTCGTCCTAAAGTTGTGTAACCTCTGCGCCTTATTACCCTCCCCCGAAATTGATAAGCGTTTTCCAGGACTTCAAAAGCATCTTCAGGAATAGCAAAAGGTTTTACATCTTTACGCAACCCTTCTTTTATCGGACCTATGAGAAAGCTTTGTGTTGTCATGCTAAACCTATAGCCATCCAGCTAAATGAATATGATCCTGAAGCGGTATCAGAAATGATTTTGAAAGTAGAATTATTTATGATATTCGTTGCAGTATGTGAGGGAAAACCGCTCACTGTAGTGTTTGGAACTGCTAAGGCTAATAACAAACTAGATGGAGCGGGAGACAAGGTAATATTTACCGCGATATTGCTTGTGCTGCCAAAGAAAAAAAGATAAGGACCACGAGAATTGCTTTGCAATTTAGCGCTTGGTAAAAAGCTCTGATAATTCGGACCTGCGGTATTTACAGTATTATAAGTCAGAATCATCGGAAAATTCGTAATGCCTGGTAAAAAAGTCGGCATCTGTACAAATAATTGATTTGAAGCTACCCCTGGAACCACATTACAATACAAAACGTCGTAATTGCCAGATACTCCAGGAGCAATAAAAACTTTAGATTGAAAAATGATAGCTTCATGATCGCCTTGATTAAATGTGTTAAAAGCGGTATGATTATTTGCGAAAATAGTCGAAAATTCAGAAAAATTTGTCTGAATTTCACTTTGTTGTAGTGCTGGCGATAGTTCACTAAGAGGAATATTGGGGTTATATGTCATATATTTGCTAAGACCACGTAATAAAATGTCTGAGTAGTTGGAACGGAATTTAAAGCACTATTAAAAAGATTTATAGTATCATAAATCCCATTCATCGGAGTTTGTAAACTTACATATGGAGAACTACCACTACCACTACTTGTACTTTTAGTGCAGAAATTCATTGTTGTGATATATTTAGCTATAGCAGGAGTTAATTTAAGCGGTACAGGTTTTGTACCTGCAGCAAAACTACAAGTAATTGTCCCAAAATAAAACAATATTCCACCTGGTAAAAAAGTAAAAAACTGAGATTGAGTACTATTTTGATTTAAACCATATATTTGATAAGGAATAAATTGAAAAGCAGTTTGATTACCTTGATATCTTAAGAAAATCTGATCTGAAGTTTGATTTGCTTGATTTGTTACCTTTTTCGTATAAACTGAAATTTCTCCTGCATCTGTTTGAGAATCTCCGCCCTGTTCTAATAGTTGTATAATAGTGTGATTTCCAGCACTTGAAAGCGCATCTAAAGCTACATGATTTTGAGAAAAAGCATTATATAATTCTTGAAAATTTGTTAAGAAATCTCCTTGAGAATCGGCAAATATATCTTTAGGATTAGGTACATTTGGATTATATTGCGGCTCAGGTGTTGACATTATTGACCTATAGCTAGATAATAAATATCTATTTTAGTTGCATTCTGAAAGTTTATAGTAAAAGAAGAGCCCGAAATGCTGGTAGCCGCAGAAGTTACTAAATTACTATTGGCTGTTACATTGGCAGAAGTCAAACCTACATATTTTAAAGTCGTAGATGGGGATAGGGTTACCGTATCGCCATTGGCAGGATTCTTGATTATGCCGCCATAAACAACAAATGGACCTGCTACAAATGAAAATTGCTGAGCTTGATTTGCTGCAGTGCTTATATTAGGTGATGTAAGCTGAATGGGCGTTGCGCTATTAGCAGCCATAAAAAATAAAACTGGTATGGGTGGGACGCTAGTGTCAAGTTTATTATATAATGCTATTTGAGCAGAATTTGTTGTGGGATCTGAGCCTTGCGGCCGCATCGTCAAAACATCATGCATACCTTGATTGTTACTCGTTAAAGGCTCATGGTTATTTGCAAAAACCGTATTGATAGCTTGGTAATTAGCTTTAATCTGATATTGAGATTGTGGCCTAGGATCATTTGCCTGAGGAATATTTGGATTATATGACATGTTTACCCCAAATCAGAAATATGTCTCCATGTCCTTCTCCTACAAATATCATATACCGATTCTTGAGCAATGCCAAATTTATCGCCAATTTCAACATATGTCTTATTTTCTTCTTTCCGAATTCTTCGTATTTCACGAACGTCTTCTTCCGTTAATTTTGCACAATAATGCTTTCCACCAACACTTAGGCGACCTTTCAACATACAATCGACCATATTTTCTTGTCTTGTTCCCAAGAATAAATGATCCGGATTAATACATTGACGATTATCACATTTATGGCATACATCCATACCTAAAGGTATTTCACCTTTAAAAATCATATAAGAAGCTCGATGAGATCCCATGGCTCGCATCTTATAATTGAATGTTCCATATCTCTTTTTATTTTGTCTCCTACATACCCAGCACTCACCAACTTTTTCAAAACTTACCATTAATCGACAGTAATCTGAACACTGCCAAAGATAATGTTTGCTTGGGAAAAACAAATCTCCGCAGTGAGAACACTTGTGTTGATAATCGTTTGTTCTTGTCTTCTCCATTTCCTCTCTCCTTGTTGAAGAGAAAGGATTACATATTCTATATTTTCTGGGTAACCTTTATCACCCAGATGTGCCACTGTACTCGGTGCCCCAAAACCAACTTGCAAGAGGTCTGCCAGGCTGACTAAAGATAGTTGAAGCTCTTTGAGTTCCTAATTGCTTTAAAGTCCTGCGTTGAGCCAATTGCAGCTGTTCTTGAAAAATATTCATCACGTAAGCCATACCTTCTTCATCTGGAAAATCTGTATATATTAGCTTTGATGCTCCAGCGCATATAAATAAGTACCATTCACTAAGCTCAGGCATAGAGCCGGAAGTCAATAAAGCCAAAGGCTGTTGGCTAATCTGAAATTCCACTTGAAAAACTTGTTGAGGACAAGGCCTAAAAACGATTTGTTGGTTATAGAAAAGCACATCAGTAGGTCTTGAAGACTGATAAGGAACTACAGCCGCAAATATATTGGCCGAAGATGGGATGGTTGTTGAATTGGCAGGTGTAAAGTCGAAAACGCCTGTTATATAATTTACATTGCCTACTCCATTTTCCTGATCATCAACTAGATTTCCAACGTCAGAACCAGCCTGGGGCACATCGGTCAACACGTATGTAAAGCCAGAATTTTCATCTCCGGAATTATCAAAAGCCGAAATTATAACCATAGCTTCTGTCACATTCCCAAAAATATCCAATTGAGCTCTATAAAATGGTGTGGAAGGAATAGTTCCTGTATAGGCAATGTTAGCGCCTTGTCCCCCAACACCTATTTGCTGATTTACAGAAAGGTTAGGCCATCTATTATAAAAAGTTGTCTTATCCTGAAAAAATCTCAAAATATAACCTTGACAATATGCCGGAGGGGAAAGTAAAATGTTTCCAGGCAATGGATTTCCCACCGGATCAGTTACTAGACCATCTTGATAAATGAAGTCATATGTATCCACATTGGGTATGGTAGTGAAAACATAAGGTTTAGTGAGTTTAATATTTTTGAAGTGCTCAGGGAGCATTAGCGTCATGAAAAGATTTATGTAATTATAAATCTGTTGGGTAGTCATTTGCTGCGGAGTATATCTTGCCGTCATTCTTCTGACGGTAGTTTCCATTAAACTTAAATTTACGATCGGAGCTGTCATACACCTCCATTAATTGGACTGTTCGGCTGTCCATTATTATAAATCACACCTTCCAAGCTATCTTGATTACCATATGGTAATGGTTGAGGAGGTAAATAAGGCCCAGAAGCATTTGGAATGACACTGGGCGGTGTGAAAGCATTAGGCAATGGAGATGGATAAGCAAATGCGGTAAAATTTATTGAATTTAAATTTAGGGTTAAAGTATTATTCGTGACGCTCGTAACATTGGTATTGATGCCATTCAATTGCTGCATTCCAAATTGAGTAGGAATCAGAAAAACGACATTAATACCCGCTGGATAACCATGATTATTGACAGTAGTAACAACGCAAGGATTTGCTTGAGTAATAGATTGGATTGTCTGCACAAGCAAATTCGGCTGCACTTGAACTTGACTATAACCTGGATAATAAATGATAGCTGTCATCAATCTTCAATGTAAAACTGCTTTACATTTCCTAAGTGGTTAAAAATTAACGGGAACGAATGCATACATCTTATTACTAGAATCTACGGATGCAATCGCGGAGTTTTCTCCAACCTGATTACTCAAAACTTGATCGCCATCTTTTTTAATGAATTTAGGTATGTAGTGACAAGGATCTTGCTCTGTGCCGCCATTGATTTGATCTGCAAAACCTCTGGGGATTGTGTATACTTGTCCATGGTTGAATGTGTGCAGCTTAACTGGGTCATCGTTGTATTTGATATATGGAAGCTTGACAGATTGGCCAGGAGCTCGTAAATTCATAAACTTACCAGTCAACATCACATTGTCATAAGCTTTCTGCTTCTCAATCTTAATGGCTAGTTCACTCTTTTTACCTTTTCTTGCCTTCTGTTTCTCTATCAGATCTTTCTCGTCTTGTGATATTTCACGACCTGCCGGAACTGCTTTCAATTCCTGTTTCTTTTCTTGGATTTCTTTTTTTGTTTTTTCTAGCTCTAATCTGGCCTCATCAATTTCCATTTGTAGAGCATTCAAATCATTTTCTTTAGATTCTAATTGCGCATCTTCTAAAACGGTATTCTCGGTCATAAAATCACTCCTTTTTTACTCAGTAATAAACTTAAATATTTAAATTGTCAGCAAGAAAAAAGAAAGGAGGGGAGAAATCCCCTCCTAACTCCTATACGTAGTTTAGACCAATCAATGCAGGGAATTCTTGGGTCGATGTAATCGCCCTCCATTCCCAAACATCTGCTGTTGCACCTATAATACCGCCGGTTGTATCAGCATCCGTCCCGTCCCCTGCACCAACATATACTCCAAGAGATCCATTGCCTTGCTTAGCAAAGCTCAGAACATCTTGGTTGGCATATGGAAGAGGACTTGGAGTAACTCCAAAGGCTTGAAAATTGTTTATATTTCCTTCGCCTTGGGGTACCATGACAGGGAAGCTAAACGGATAACTAGAAGATGCAGGCCATCCATTAGCACCCCCAAACACACCAAAATTAGTACTATTTACAGCTAATCCGATTGTTTGCGCGCCCACAGCATTGTTAACCGAAATAACGGTCGCTTGAACTGGCAAACCGCTAGTTTGAGCTGATAACTGGGGAACACCGAATAATGTCGGCATACTAAAAGTTACAACATCACCAGCAGCATAATTTTGTTGGACAAGAGTTGTAACATACATTGGATTTGTATTTGTAATTGCTGAAATAACTCTATTATCTGGATAAGTTCCTTGCTTTGTAGGAATCAAGAAATTACCAGTCTTAACAACAGAACCGACACTAGTTGTAGCACCAACGCTATCAAGAAGTGTTGTAAAGGTATTTGAGCCATTAGTTGCAATAACAGTCATAGATAGACTACTAAATTGTGGTGCGCTGGTTAAACCATAAACACGAACAGTATCACCCACTTGATATCCATGATTTGTACTTGTCGTGAATACGGTTGTATCTAGAGTCAAAGAAGCTGGTACAGTGATAGAGACTGTTGCTTGTGTAAAAGAAGCAATAGCAACCACTGCATTTATAGGAGGATTTGAAGAATCGTATATTGTAATACCATTCTGTTTCAAATTACCAATATTCATGAGAGCATGATTACCCGAAACTGTTGAGGTTTGGATAATTTGTGCTGTCCCTGGATTTTGATAAGCTTGATTAAAGAATGCTTCCACAATTCTAGTAGCTGTCAAAGCTCCTGCTGTAGATCCAACAGTAACACCGGTCCGAGTTAAGTTTTTTATTCTGAACTCACTTACATATTGCTCTAATGGAATAAAAAAAGGTGTTGAAGCTACGTTTGTAAACATGCCTGTGCATACTTGTGTACTCATATCACGCCTCCTATATTGCAACTTGAAGCGTGCAACGCAGTGCCACGATCCAAGAGGTGTTTGTGATATTGAATACCTGTGCCATCTTCCAGCCTGCTGTCTGATAGAGCCTCAGACGTGGAGAAGCAATCTCAGGCGGTGCATAGATGAACTCAGCGGAATAACCGTCCAGATCCACCATGTCATAACTTTCCTGACCAGGCAGGAATATATTATAGATGTCAGCACCGTTTGCAGAAGCATTAGGAATAATCGAACCGACAGACGACAACAGGAATCGAATATTTCTAATCGAACCCCATTCGGCCATCAACAAATTGCTGTTATTCGCATAATTAGCAACGTTGATAAAGCCGACCATCTGGTCGAGGTCTGCACTCAAATTAGTATGAGCCAAACCAAAGAAGGCTGTACGGACAGGTGCTGTACCGAACTTATTCTCGCCTTCAATCATATCCTGGATAAACTGAGCGTTAGCAGTGCGCAATAAGCGTACGGCTTTCGAACAGTCTAGAGGACTGACGTTAGTGGGGTTATCTCCGTTTGTACCTGATGTACAATTAATCGGAGGTGCCAATTTCTGTTACTTTCGGTTCCCAAACCTACTGACCATATTTCTATGGCGAGGAAGCCTATTGCACTTCCCTCACTATGTCTCCATAGTGTTCAGAGTACCGCATCAACGATATGAACTATCTTTAACAAAACTATTTGGTTCAAAATCGTTGTCTTCTCGCTTACTACGTTCAGGCCGCGTTTGTATTAGGCATGCTTTGCAAATAGGTTCAAACATTAGTGATTTTCCACAAACAAATTCTCCACCAATTAATTCTTTAGTTCCACAGTTAGCACATACCCAATCCATAGCTTGCCCCTTGTTTTCCCTCGACCTTATGCCGCTAGGAGTTCCAAGTCAATCAGAGAAGATTTATAGGGGGCACACATTTTACCCCCTTCCATCATCGAACGGGCTAGCTGGTCTTCTGTTTCTCTCAAAGATTGTCCCAAAACGCTTACAGCGCTGTTTAGGACAGGGTCTTCGTTAATGAGCATTACCTGCTCTTGCAGGATAATGTAAGTACCGTACCAGTCGATCCTGGCGTCGATGTCCAGAGCTGTCAGCTGTTGAGCTGCGGGGTCAACAATACCGTTTCCGAGCGGTACTGGTGCGGTTTTCAAGTTTTGATATCTACGTCTTCGTAGAATATCTCCAGCTTGCTGATCCATCGTAATGGGATACAAATCTGTTACTTTTTGACCATATGTAGCTACCTACATATGGCGGAGGGTCTTGTTAATCCCCTCTCACTGCCTTTCGTACAGTGTTCAGACTATATCTTCACGTTACCGTGTCGGGCGTATAGTCGTTGAGGATTCCAGGTTTCTGAATTCGAAGGATTTCATTCACAATTTGGATTTCTTTTTCGCTATATCTAATTCCGTGAAATTTATCCTGTATCAAACTGCTTCGATACTTGCAAAATTCAAGGATTTTTTCAGCTACTATTTTCTTTCCTGTTCTAAGTTCTGGTAAAATCCATTCAATGAACTTCATAGATCTGCGAAGTCCAAAAGCGTGAATTTTCCATTGATCCTTATAATGTGAATATCTTTTCTTAACGAAATATGTTTTATATTCAATCCCAGATTCCGTTAATATTCTTTCGCATTCTTTTATAAGAAAAGCATCTGTATTATTCATACAAACATTAGGTATTATATGAGTACTGTATCCTTTGCTGTTTGGTCTTTTGCTTCTTGTTATAACAAAAGAACCTTCGCCCTCCATAATTCCTGCTAACCATGCTTTGTCTTTTCCTAGTCTTTCCTGCTGATTGTCCATTGTTTCATCTCCTGGATTTTTACACTACAATGTTGTGGTTTCATGTAGTGTACCAGAAAGCTTTAGGAGTTTCCAGCAAATAGTCCGATTTTAAATGAGCAATCCCTATTCTTTACCCATTGTAGTGTGGATCAAGTCTGGCATAGGACGAGCCAACAATTTCATGCTCAATTGCTGTTGTACAGCAGGAGGCAGAATGCTGGTTGTAGTAGGGCCTGACATTGTCTTAACTCCATGTTAAGACGAAGGCTAACGGCGGGCTGCTGCTTGCGTTTCTTTCCAAAGCGCGTTTCTTTGCTCTTTGGTTATCTTGGAATTAGACATTTGAGCCGCATATGTGACAGCATCAGAGCGTACTCCCATGCTACCTGTTTTTGGCTTAGTTTCTTTTTCCTCAATTCTCTTCTGTTCTTGAGAAACAGTTTTTGTTTTAGCAGCAATATCGTTTTGATAGGCTGCATTCTTTTTGATAAGATTATATACCGTTCTCAAAGGATTAGAAGAACGCTCGACAGCCTGACGCATATCTTCGTCGTTCTTAATATATTTTTCTATATTGTCGGCCGTGACGATGTTCTTGAAATCAGGATTGTTAATAGAAAACTCTAAAGCCTGGATTTTGATATCTTTTTCATTCAGTTTTTGCTCATATTGAGATAGTTTTTTATCTATCTTTCCAAAAGCTTTAACAATACGTTTCCCATCGGGATATTCTTCTTGTTCTAACTGTCTAAAATCGAAATCATCCTCTTGAGTTTGTTGCTGAGGCTGATTCATTTGGGAATGAATCTGCTTATGCATTAACTCAAGTTCTTTTTTTGCTTCCCATGCCTGACGTTCAGCGTCCTCTTTGGCCTTTCGAAGCTCTGCAAAACTCTCTTGCGGAGACTTCTTTTCTTCATGGGTTTCTACAGCCTGAGCAGCCACTTCAGGATTTTGGGCTTGTTCTGTTTGTTCCATGTTTTCCTTTGAGGTGGCGAATCTCTTTTGCGCCTTTTAGATTTCTAAGCAATGTTTAATTAAAACTTTAATTTAACGCAAGCGTTGTATAAAAAGAAATTTTAAAAAGGAGATTTTATGGTCAAGGGAAGCGGTAAGACTTATGGGGAATTGATGTTAGAAGCTAGATCAAAGACTGATCGGCAAGAGGTAGGGGAGACCGTTGAGCCGTGTATGGATAAATTTAAGGAAATTATCGAAGATGCGGTGCAAAAGAACTATGAAAATGGAGTGAAGGGAAGGTATTACATTCACATATGGCTACAAAAAGAACCTTACGCAAATAACACTCTTCATATATACCCGCAATGCCGTAGAACACGGCCAAGCCCTTATCAAGGCCACGACCATTATCTTTGGAGCGTCGAAGATGGGGGATTGGTTAAATTTGAATGGTGCATACCTAAGAAAGAAGCTTTACAATACATTTTGAGTCATCCTAATATGTTTGATGTGAATTACATTAGGATGTTGAGAAAATATGTTGCGGATAAACTGGAGAATATTGAGGACTATTTGGTGGATGGGAAAATCAGTTGATTTCATTGACATTAATACGAAAAGTTAAAAATCCGACACATTTATTGTTTTGTAAATCACAAATTTGATCGGTATAAAACATTTCAAATTCTGTCTCATAAAATCCTTTTTGACATCTAATTGCAACTTTTTTACAAAGAGTTTTCAGGTCTTTTTCTGAAATAGTGTAGAACTTCTCTTCAATTTTCATTGATGCTTGTTCCTTTCTTCGATGGCACATAGTCTGCCATGAAAATCTCGCATTTCCGATTTCATTTCTTCAATTAATTTCATTATATAAAGAAAATCTGCACGTCTTTCTCTCATGCACCATAGGATCATAGCAAAATTAGCTGCGACAATCGTTAAGACTTGTATCCATTCCATATATTCCTCCATTTTCGAGGAATTATACCTGATTCCGCATATAAATGGGTATAATTATCCCTGATAACGTCTAAATTTCATTATTGTTCCAGACGACATTTCAAATCTTTCTTTTTTACGATTTGATTCTAAGTCTTTCAAATAACCCTTTGTGATATCTACGAGTGTCTCTAAAGTAATCAAAGGGTCTTTGATATTCTTGGCCCGTTTTTTCTTTATATTCTCTTTCTTTCTCAACCACCCGCCCATATAGCCTCAAGAATTCTTGTTCTAATTTTAAATAATTTGATACAGTATTTTTATTGTGACAAGTTTTTTTAGACAATTTATCTCGTATGTAAATATAAATCTTCCAAATCCTTTCGCTGTCATCGCAAAACTTTGGAACAGGTTTTGATAAAAGATTATGATCAAAATATTGACATATTTCATATGGAATTACTGTTGTTATTATAGAATCCATTATCTCACCATCTTAGCGCCACCCATATACAATCCTCGTCCACTATGAACAGAACCTTGTGAAGGTTTTTTTATATAGCCTTTAGGCCTATGAAGATTGGGTAGGCCTTTGATCTTTGGGGGTATCATTGTCATTTTTGTAACCTTTATCTAAATCTGGAGACATAAAATAAAAACTATTCAGAATGTGCATTACACATTCCATTCCTAGAAGATTGTTTATTTCGCAAAAATAATGAAATTGTTTCTGAAATTCTTTGAACCCTGTCGCATGGTCAATAGATTTCATTTTTGATGGAACTGAAGTTATAGGCATGATATCCATGAACAGATCCTTGTGAAGGTTTTTTTACATAGCCTTTGATCTTTAAGTTCTTCCCACTCATATTCACTTAAACCTAACATAACTTTGGCCACTTCCTAGGTTTTTTGTTTCCAAATTCAATATATTTGTAGTGATGATGCTCTCCAAAAAGCTTATATTCAA